GGGTTTGTATAAAGAACCATATGAAAAAACAGAATTGGTAAATTCAAAAGATATATTGTAACTTTGTTTGAATAATCAGTTTTTTTCAGTATGGAAATTAAAAAGCAAAACGGGGGTGCAAGAGCAGGAGCGGGTCGCAAACCAAAGGCAGACGAAATAGCTTTGATTGAAAGACTATCTCCAATGGATGATATTGCTTTGGAAATGCTTAATATTAAGATTGAACAGGGTGATATGCAAGCACTTAAGCTATTTATGGAATACCGATTCGGTAAACCTAACATGAAGATTGAGCATTCAGGCGAGGTTGGTATTATGTGGAATGAAACAAAGACCTATGATACTCACGAAAAAGCAGACTAAGGCTTTAGACTTTTTAGAAGATAATAAAACCAATGAGTTAATCTTTGGCGGTGGCGCAGGTGGCGCTAAAAGCGTTTTAGGATGTTATTGGCAGATTAAGAATAGATTGAAGTATCCGGGCACCCGGGGTTTAATTGGTCGGGCAATTCTTAAAACATTAAAGGACACGACATTAAATTCATTCTTTTGGGTTGCAGGTCAGCAGGGTTTAAAATCAGGGTATCATTATATTTATAATGCTCAAAGGAATATTATCAGCTTTCCATCTACTGAAAGCGAGATATTATTAAAGGATTTATATACTTATCCATCCGATCCTAACTTTGACGAATTAGGCTCATTGGAGATTACCGATGTTTTTATTGATGAGTGCAATCAGGTAAGCAAAAAAGCTAAAGACATTACTAAATCCCGTATCAGATACAAATTGGATGAATATGGTTTAATTCCTAAATTATTAGGCACTTGCAACCCGGCAAAGAACTGGGTTTATGCTGATTTCTTTAAACCACATAACAGAGGCGAGTTAGAACCTAATAAACAATTTGTACAAGCCTTGCTATCAGATAACCCGTTCATATCAGAGCATTATCGAAAAAACCTTTTAAGTCTTGACAAGAACTCCATTGAAAGGCTATTAAATGGCAACTGGGAATATGACGACGATCCGACCTCATTAATACCTATCAATAAGATTTACGATTGTTTTAGCAATAGTTTTGCCGAATCAGGTGAAAAGTATCTAACGGCAGATATTGCACGTTTTGGAAGGGATAAAACCGTTATAGGAATATGGGATGGATTTAGACTGATAAAGATTGTAACATTAGATAAAAACAAAGTTACGGAAGCCGCTGATCTTATCCGAAAACTATCATTTGAATATCATATACCGATTAGTAATATCGTAATTGATGACGATGGAGTAGGTGGTGGTGTAACTGATATACTGACAGGCTCTAATGGATTTGTCAATAATTCTAAACCTTTAGAAAATCCAAAAACAAACGATGCTGAAAACTATAATAACCTTAAGTCTCAATGTTACTTTAAATTAGCTGAAATTATTAATCAGTCAAAAATGTATATTTGTGAAACGGAATACAGAGATCAGATTGTTCAGGAATTGGAGCAGGTCAAGCAGTATAACATGGATAAGGACATGAAAAAGCAGATTATACCTAAAGACAAAGTAAAAGAATTAATTGGTCGTAGCCCTGACTTTTCAGATATGCTTATGATGAGAATGTTTTTTGAGATAGGAAGTCAATTTGAATTTTCAATTAAATAACTATATTTGTAAATATGAAATATAATATTATAGAATTTATTATTATATTAACAGCCGTTTATCTGCTTATGGCTTTTGTCATTGGCACGTTTAATTGTTTTAATTGGGGTATTATCGGGCGTTCTGCTTATATCTTGATTTCAGTAGGTATATTTATAGCTAATAAAAAGTTATCAGATGTTTGAAGGTTTAAAACGTGCTTTTATAGGCAAAGCAGAAACGCAAGGCGAGAATCGTCTATCAGAGATGGTTTACCAATATCTCAATAATTCGGACATTATTTGGTATAATAACCAACAAGGTGAAATATACATTAATCAGGGTTACAGATCAAATGCAACTGTTTACTCAATCATCCGTAAGTTAGGGGATAAGAAAAAGATTGCACCTCCATTGGTCTATGTTGAAAAGAACGCAAACCAACGGGCAAAATATAAAGAGTTTAAATATTCAGGGAATGCAGAGCATCACACTAAATCATTAACGATTAGATCAAAAGCATTAGACCTGAACGAAAACAATGATCTTTACAAACTTTTAGCAAATCCTAATCCTAATCAAGCATGGACTGAATTCGCTGAGGAATGCGCTGGTTTTTATGATACATGCGGCGAGGTGTTTATTTATGGAGTAGGTCCGGGCGAGGATTCAAAGAATTACGGCAGATATACCCAATTGTATGCAATGCCTTCACATTTGGTTACAATCGTAACAGGTGACATAAACAACCCGGTCAAAGGTTATAAATTACTATTAGGTAATCAAACCTTAATGATTGACGCAAAGGATATTTGCCACATGAAAATGTGGAATCCGTTATGGGATTTAAACGGAACTCAATTGAGGGGGCAGTCTCCGCTAATGGCAGGATTAAGATACCTAAAGAAAAACGATGTGGGTGTTTATTCATCCGTTAAGTTATTGGAAAACAGAGGTGCTGAAACAATAGTAAGTCCAAATCATCCGGATTCAAAATATTGGTTAAACCCAACACAGGTCACAGCTGCAGAGGAAGCAATTCAATCAAAGGTAAACGGTGCGGTCAATAAGGGCAAAGTTGTTGTTTCTGCTATGCCGTTACAGGCTACTCAATTAGGGTTAAGTCCGCAAGCTTTACAGATCATTGAATCAATGGATGACGATGTAACGGTATTATGTTCATTATGGGGATTAGATCCGATATTATTGGGCAGAGGTGCAGGCACTTACACCAATGCGCCAGATGCGCGTAAAGCATTGGTAACTGACATTGTAATTCCTTACTTGAATAACTTTGAGCAAAAGTTAATGAATTGGTTAGTACCTGCTTATAATAAATCAGATAATACAAAGTATGTAATTGACTTTGATACTACGGTTTATTCAGAATTACAGCCTGATTTAAAACTAATGCGAGATGTTTATGGAAGTCCATCGCTAACAGAGGATGAACGTAGAGCGATATTCAGCTATGACGAATTAGGTGGCGAAGAAGGTAAAGCTATATTAGTAGATCAGGGTAAAATATTATTATCAGACGTAATCAATCCAATGGATGAACCAGCAGGCAAGGATTTATTTAATGACTATCTTTGAGAAGTTAGCTATTGAACGTTATCCAATACCTGCCAAATGTTGCAGGTTAAAACTGAATGTCATACTTGAAAAGCGTAAACTATACATACAGCGATTAAATGAATCATACTCAAATAATAATCCAGCAGAAGCGAGATGATAAACGTTATCGTAAATATGCAGATCGGGTATTTTACAACGCACTAAAACAACAAGTAACTCCAATACTTGAAAATGATAATACCGGCACAGTATCAGCACAACCCATGTTTGAAGCCTATCTAAAAGTCTACCAATATACAGGCGTAGATTCAGCTAAAAAGGAATTTCTAAGAATTAAGAAACAAGAAGGGCAAAAGGCAAATCCGTTAATTGATTTGTTATTGTCTACGTGGTCGGAATGGATGCGAGGGTATGTTATTCAGAACTTAGGGCAAATGATAACACGCGTATCTGATAATACTCAGGATGCAATTAACAGAGCTTTGCAAGATAGCTTAGAACTTGGCGAAACTCGCAGACAAACAGCACAACGGATTTATAAATATACATTAGGCGAGATAGGTCGTAAACGTGCAAAGATGATCGGGCGTACTGAAACAACTCGAGCTACAAATGTAGGTAAACGCAAATCTGCTAATGATTGGGGTATGGTAAACGGTGGTGCACAAATGTATAAGAAATGGATTCACGTACCTACGCCTGAATTTAGGGAGTTTCATTTAGCAGAGGGTAGGAAACCACCAATACCAATAGATCAAGCGTTTCAGGTTACGGATATTAAAGGCGGAGTTGATAGTATGATGATGCCAGGCGAAGCATCCGCTCCGGGTAGTCAAACGATAAACTGTAATTGTACAACTATCTATATGTCAGAAAGATTTGCAAGGCGTAATTATGAAATGTAATTTATTTGGTATTTAATCTCATTTAGTCTAACTTAGTAAAATGAAACGAATAACCGTAATAATGTCAGATGAAACTTATAATAAGATTATAGTTTTAGGCAAGCAGGAAAAACGCAAAAAATCACCAATGGCATTATTGCTTATTGAGGATGGGTTGAAGTTAGTTGAAAAGAAATGAAAATCTCAATTATTCACCCCTCTCGCTCCCGTTCTGTCATAGCTAATAAGGTTAGATCAGAATGGTTAGACAAAGCAGATGGCAATATTGAATACTTATTTAGTTTGGATTACGATGATATACAAGCCACTCAATACGATGGTGAATGCATATTTAATAAGAACCGTTCTGCTATTGATGCAATCAATCGAGGTGCTGAGCAGGTGCAAGGTGACTTATTGGTAGTTGTTTCAGATGATTTCAGTTGTCCTGACCATTGGGATAGTTTACTGATTTGGGCATTACAAGGCAAATCTGATTATTGCGTAAAAACCAAAGATGGATTACAACCCACATTGATGACATTACCAATTATGGATAGGGTGTATTATGAAAGGTTTAATTATATTTATCATCCGGATTATCGCCACATGTTTTGTGATCAGGAAATGACAGCAGTAGCGCACATGTTAGGCAAGGCGGTTGTAATTGATTTAGAATTTACTCATAATCATTTCAGTACTGGCAGATTTAAAAAAGATGCTATTACGATTCGCAATAATGCAACATGGGTGCAAGGTGAAACATTGTTTAACCACAGACTTAAAACTAACTTTGGAATTGAAAATCCGGTTATGAATTATACTGATATAAAATGGAGATAACCCTATCTATTTTAATCGCAACTATGCCAAACCGATTAGATAATTTAGATAATCTAATGGCAGACTTAATACCACAGGTTGCAGATTTTAAAGACCAGATTGAGGTATTAATAGATCCTATTGTAACTTATAACATAGGGACTAAACGCAATAAGCTATTGCAAAAGGCAAAAGGCAAATATATTGTCTATATTGACGACGACGACCACGTATCCAAAAATTACGTTTGGTCAATCATGCAGGCTTGTTCAATCGGTAATGATTGTATAGGTATTTCAGGAACTATTACCACAAATGGCAAGAATGCACGACAATGGCATATATCAAAAGAATACGGTAAATGGTATCAAATCAGTACGGTTTATTACAGAACCCCAAATCACATAAGCCCTGTTAAACGTGAATTAGCATTAAAGGCGGGATTTCCAGAGATTACATTTGGCGAAGATGCCGAATATTCAAGGCGATTACTGCCATTACTAAAATCAGAAACAATTATAAAAGGAAACATATACCATTATGACTACTGGCAACAAAAGAGCAATCGTTAGTTTTGCAAACGAAAACGGGAATTATATCAAGGCTCAACAACGGTTACGGAATAGTCTTAACGGTAAAACGGATGCGGATTTATTGATGTTTGTTGGTGAAAATTCAATTAATGCACCGTTACATTCTAAAATTCCATACGCTTTTAAAATCTATTCAATATTGAGGGCCTATGAAATGGGATATACTTCAATTCTGTATTTAGACACTTCCGCCTATGCAATAGCCGATGCTAATCCTATCTTTGAGAT